AGAATGGCACAACATCCATTAATACTAGGACTTATCCCAGGTACTTATAATACTGAACTTAATCCTGTTGAAGATGGGTATGGTGTTGTTGCTGCTAAAGATGGAGATTTGTTAGGTGGTGCTTATGCTCCGCGTAATTTCAATGCAGGAGGCGGTCCTGATAAATTAGCAACAGGTGAAAAGTTATTAGAAACATACTTATTAGCAATGGCAGCAAATCGTGTTCATGACCAAAAGATTGCTAACACCGATGAAACTTGGGCTGAACCTACGCCTGCTTATAATGCAAAGTATCCTTATAATAAAGTAATTAAAACAGCAAGACATTCAATTGAAATTGATGATTCTCCTGGTGCAGAAAGAATTATGATACATCACAATAGTGGTGCTTATATTCAAATAGATGCAAAAGGAACAGTTTCAGAAAAAGCAACCTCAGATCGTTATGAAGTTAACATTGGTACAAAACACGAATCTTCAGGACATAGTGTTGTTACGATTAATGGTAATGCTCATGTATATGTAAAGGGTAGTAAGACCGAAGAAATTGAAGGTGATTATAGAATGCTTGTTCATGGCAATGCCGAGTTTGGTGTTGGTGGGCAAATGAATCTCAACGCAAGTGACCAAGTTCAATTAAGAGGTGGAGATGTTAAGCTTGAAGCAAATGCAGGTATTATGACAGCGTTTGCTTTAAAAGAAATTCAATTTGAATCTCGTAACCAATTAAACTTTGTATCTAAGAACATTAAAAATACAGCATTAAATACTTATGATGTATTCTCAACAAAAGCAATTAAGTTATCTACACCAGGTGATATACATAACACTGCTTCAAATATAATCAGTTTAGCAAGTGGATTAATACCTCCCACTCCTTTAACAGGAACTGCTGTACCAACACCAGGATGGAGTTTAACAACACCAACAATGCAAATTGCTTCGGTCTCAACTTCACATACTGGAATATTCAATACGACTGCTATTAATTCAGGCGCAATTACTTCAAGCACAGTAGTTAATTCTCCGTCGGTTATTGCTACATCAGTCGCGGCAACAAGTGGTGACTTTACAACATTAGGTGCACCACTTATGACAGCAACAGGAGCTGCATATAACGGAGCTTATCGTCCACCAGTTGTAAGTGTATCAATACCAAGTGTACCTGCTTTATTACCTCCTGCTGTTTCCGCACCTGTCGTTGCTCCTTTACCAGGCATTACTTCAGGTTGGGCATATCCTACAGGAAATAGTCCAGAATTTATTACGAAGGTACTTAATCCTGTATCTGCATTCGCTGCTATTATTGCCGACTTCTTACCTATCGGAAATGGTGCATGGGGTATGACACAAGCTAAGATGCCTGAACCGCCAAGCAAGTCAACATCTATTGTTCCTCAAGGATATTTCGCAATGGGTTATTCAGCAGGTGTTCTTTCACCTATTGATGATTCTGCAGTTGACACAAGTAGGAGTATTCTATAATGGTTGATGTATGTATTGACAGAGATGACCAAACAACTCAGAATAGGTTAGCTTTAAGTCCTAAACCTATTGTTGACCAAGAAGGTAGATATACTCTTGCACAAATTGATGCAGTTGCTGTAGACATTGCTGAAAGTATTCGTAATGAAGCAGAAACGAATCCATTATCAAAAGCAGTTAACAAATATGGACAAACATTATATGGTGCAACTGATTATTTAAATAACTTATTAAGACAAAAGATTGGTGATTTAGATTCTTATCCTGACCTCGCAGGAAGATGGGAAAGAGGTAATATTTCTAATTTAGAAATGGCTGACTTTCTACAAAATTATAATTACACTCCTGACGGATTCTTAAACGAAAACGATACAGTAAGACTTGCTCGTAATTTAGATGCTTATTATAAAAATGATTTCAGTACAAGTATCCTTGGTGGATTCTGTGATAGGTTTGATTCTCTCTTTTCTTCAATTGATGCATTCTTTGATTTGATTGGACAAGTTGAAGCTATCGTAGGTCAAGTATTAGATATCATTAATAAAATACGAACATATGATGGTATTAAAGATTTAACAGTCGCAGGTTTAATTGAAAAGTTAATTGACGAAGTTAAGAAAAAGATTGAAGATGTTATTGATAAAGTCTTTCAAGAAGTACAAGATACAATAGACAACTTTGACCCTGCTGCTATTACCGCAGGATTTGATACCTTTGTGGATTCAAAGGTTGTAAAAGGTATTATGACAGTAAGAGAACAATCTTGTGCATTCTTTACTGACGAAAACAAAAAAGGCATTAAAGATAAAATAAGTGGATTAATTGATTACGCGGTAAGTTTATTTGAATCGCCTGGAATTGAAGAAATACAATTCCTCATTGCTCGTATATGTGCTCTTGCTGGGAACATAGAAGCCCTTATTAAGGACATTAATTCTCCACTTGATAATTATACATCCAGGTACAGTACGGTTGTAAACCGCCTTAAACGTATCTCTCAAATCAATGAATCATCCGCTGTTAGAGCTGGAGCTATAAGGTATTCACCAACAACTCGTCAAGAGGTAATAAATAGATTAGAAGGCAGATGGACTGAGACAGGTGGAGAGGTCATTACAAATACAGGTGAACCTCCACAAAATGTAGCACCAATTACCGCTGATGATTATAGAGATCTTCCGAGGTGTGGTACTGTGTTTAAAGGTGATGCTACAGAATGGGAAGTTGAAAAGATAGCAGGTAATTCTTTCGACGAAAAAGAAGGCGACGGAATATATGCTTATACGCGAATTGACCTTGATGTTAAAGTATACTTAAAAAGAATACATAACGATATAGGTGGTAAATTTATTATAACAAATGGTTGGGTAAGTAAAGCTTATAATAAAAAGAAAGGGTTTGCTGAAGACAATTCACATTTAAGCGGTATGGTAATAGACATTAAGAAGACAGGTTTTGAAGCAGACGAATTTATTGAAGCCGCGTTTAAACATGGATTTAAATATGTTAAAGAATACGACGATTTCATTCATTTAGATTTAAGAGAAATATTATAAATGGCAATAGCAGATTACATATCACCGAAAGCGAAGAAGGTTAACCTTTATTCTGATTTTAGAAAGGATTTACTTACAAGTCCTGTCTCAAAAGATATTGCTTTGCTTAAAGACGAAAACGCAGTTAAAGACGCAATCAAAAATTTAATTTTAACCGACCGTGGTGAAAGACCAATGCAACCTTTCTTAGGTGGAAGTATACGAGATATGCTTTTTGAGAATCTTACACCAGGTACAATGAAACTTATTAAAGATAGAGTAGCATCTACAATTAAAACATACGAACCACGAGCTGAATTATTAGATGTATATGTTTCAGGTGATCTTGATGCAGGTCAAGTAGTTGTAAGAATTATGTTTTATGTTCAAAACGAGCAACAGCCAATTAGCTTAGATGTTATATTAAAAAGGAATAGATAGAGATGGCAAATCCAAAAACACCAATTACCGAATTAGATTTCGCGGCAATTAAAGAACAGTTTAAAGTATATCTTCAAACGCAAACGCAGTTTAAGGATTATAACTTTGAAGGTTCAAATATGTCTGCACTACTTGATGTGCTTTCATTTAACAGTTATCAAAATAACTTCTATACAAATATGGCTCTTAACGAAATGTTTCTTGACTCTGCCGTCCTCAAGAATTCAATCGTATCTCATGCAAAAGAATTAAACTATATTCCAAGATCGCGTAAATCTGCTAAGGCTGTTTTAAATTTAACAATTACTGACCAAACGTCAACCACCTCAACAATTACAGTTCCACAATATTTTGAATTGTCTGCTAACTATCAAGGTGAAAGTTATAACTTTGTTACGGATGAAGCTTATACAGCAAGAAGAACTGCACCGGGAGTATATGAAGTACAAAATGTTGAAATGTTTGAAGGAGAAATGTTACAGAGTTTCCAAAGAGAAGGATTTATTGTTGATGCTGATGGAGTATTAAGAGTTTATTTAACAAACAATGAAGTAGATACTGATTCACTTGTTGTATTTGTTGATGCTGAAGCAACAGATGATGCCAATATATTTACAAGAGCAACAACTATCTTTGGTGTGAATCCGTTAGATAAAGTATTTTATTTAGAACCTTATCTTGATGATCGTTATTCAATTTACTTTGGTAAGAATCAGTTTGGTTTACAACCTGAAGAATTTGAAGATGTAAGAGTAAGATATAGAATCTGTTCAGGTGAAGAACCAAATGGAGCAGCGGAATTTGGAACTGGCACAATTAACGATACAGGAACAGTATCAGCGACAGTTGTTCAAGCAGCATCAGGTGGTCAAGAAAGAGAGTCAATGGAATCTATTCGATACTTTGCTCCTAAGGCATTACAAGTTCAAGAACGTGCAGTTACAACAAAAGATTACGAAGTATTATTACAACAAGCATTCCCTGAAATTACAGCGGTCTCTGCTTATGGTGGTGAACAACTTGACCCACCTCAATATGGGCGTGTTGCGATATCAGTTTACTTAAATGATAACACGGAAATCATTTCTTCAACATTATCCAATTCATATATTGCTTATTTAAAAGAAAGAGCACCATTAGGTATTGAGCCTATCTTTGTCGCGACTGAATTTGTTTATGCTGATATGTCAGTCAATGTAACTTATAGTAGAAAGAACACAGAAAAATCAAGAGCTGAATTAGAACAGTTAACAAGAAATGCAATTCAACAATATTCCGATGATAATCTTGAAGGGTTCGATAAATCATTGCGTGTATCAAAACTTTCAAGTATTATTGATGCATTGGATGCAGGTATTGAAAGTAATGAAATAGATGTATGTCCTATTATTGAATATTCACCTCCACTTAACTTTAATACAAATCCTTCATTTAGATTTGAAGCAGAGTTAATTAAACCTTATCCTTTCAAGAGTGCAAATGGTTTCGTAGATTATAAACCTGCGATTAAATCAACAGTATTTGATGTTGATGGTACTTGTGTATTCTTACAAGATGATGGTCAAGGTAATGTAATGACAATCACAGATGAAGTTACGAATCCACAAATTATTAATCCTACTGCAGGAACAGTTGATTATAAAACAGGCGAAGTTAAATTAACAAACTTTAAGGTGGAAACTTTTACAGGTTCAGCAATTAAGATTAGTGCAAAAACTAAAGTTGCTGATATTAAGGCACCAAAAGGAAGAGTATTTATTTTAAGAGATACTGATGTTAAGGTGAATATGAACTTAGTAGAATTTAATAGGCCTATTGCCACACAATCAGCAACGAATCCTCCAACAGGAACAACGACATCTTATTAAGAGAGAAGAAGCATGCCTCAGGGTGAAATAGAAAAAAATATATCGCTTTTTGTAAAGCGCCAATTCCCTGCCATTTATCGGGAAGATGGACCTGAGCTTGTTCAATTAGTAGAAGATTATTATAAGTGGTCGGAAACTCAAGAGAATCAACATATCTATCAACAAAGAAGATTCTTTGAGACGAAAGATATTGATACTACATTAGAGAGTATGATTATATTCTTTAAGAAAAAGTTTCTTGCTGACTTACCACTTAAGACCGATATTATTAAATTCATTATTAAGAATATCCTTGACCTATATCGTTCAAAAGGTACGGCTCGTGGTATTGAATTATTCTTTGCGATATTCTATCAAGAGTTTGATATTGAAATCATATATCCTTCAGAAAGGATGGCAAAGATTTCTGATTCTGATTGGAAGCAAGGTGTATACTTACAAATGTTTCCAAATCAAAACAAATTTACATCAAAGAGCGGTAAAGAATATACATACTTTGATTTATTATCTCGTAACATTACTGGTGCATTCTCCGGAGCAAAAGCATCGGTACGTTCAGTTAACTTCTTTATCTTAAATGGTATTAAAACTGCTGTCGTATATCTCGATGGAATTAAAGGTACTTTTGATAAGTTTGAAGATATCACAACAAAAATAAGTGGTGAAATTGTTTCGTTCGGTAAAGTAAATGGATCTTTATCAGGTTTCATTATTGATACTCTTGATAAAGGAATGACAGGAAGGACAGTTGGTGAAATCTTTGATGTAAAACAAAAAGATGGTAATTCAGGTAAAGCAATCGTTACTGCTATCTCCGATGAAACAACAGGAAGAATCTCATACGATATAATTGATGGCGGTTATGGTTATACTCTTGATAATACACGCTTATTAGTTTCTAATCAATCTCTCATAACAAATAATGAAGATTTAAATTATGTTTTAGGTGAGACAGTTGAAGACCAAGGTGGTAATGAAGGTATTGTCATTGGACAAAGTGTATCCGCTGTTGGATTTAAAATGGCAGCAGGACAACAATTTAACGCAGGAAGTATTATTTCAACAACACGTGGTTCAAACGAATATGTTGTCACGGTTGGTGCATTAGGTAATGAAGTCACAGCAAAGAATGAAACATCTCCTGGTGATTTATATCCTGACACTGGCGATACTGATGATGTTATCGTAGCAAGCTTAGCAGATACTTCTGTTGCTTCTGTTATTACTGATTTAATTCAACCTCATTTAGGAACAACATTATCTATAAATGATTACGAAACTGTAGCTCCATTCTCAGGAACTGCTTCACCAGTTAATTTAACAACTCCATTGGATGAAGCATTCGCAATACAAGATTTAACAATAGGAACGATCACTGGGTTTAATAATGTTAATCCAGGTTCTGAATATAGAAACGATGTATTTGCGATAGCACAAGATAGTGTGTTTAAAAACTTTGAACGTAAAAATCAAATACTTCAGTTCGCTGATGCAGGTACTGCAGGAAACTTTTCAATCGGAGATCGTATTACAGGTGTAGGTACTGGAATTACAGGTGTAGTTAAATCCACAAACTTAGACGCAGGAAGTATTACAGTTACTCCATTTGATTATTATGGATTTGATGGAGAAGACATACGTTTTTCAGCTTCACCTGAACCTGACTTTGAAGTTATTGCTGTTGAAACAGATTACTCAAATGGTCAAGCTCTTGGTGATAACGCAATCATTAATGCAGAAACTGAATTCGCAATCGGAAGAGTTAAAGAAGTTAATATTTTATCTTCAGGATTTGGTTATGTTGATTATAGTACCGACCCAACATCTTTTGCTGAAGGCAAAGGTGAATTAAGAGATGCAAATAATGACATTGTTTCTACAGGTTGGATTCAAGCAACACAACAAGGTGTCACATCAGGTTATTGGTCAAATGAAAATTCTCATTTAAGTGGATATAGAACACAACCAGGTCAATCTGCGAATACCACATTAGAATATTACGACGCAGGTGCAAGAATACAAGATAGTGATTTCTATCAAGAGTATTCATATCAAATTAAATCCACATTACCTTTACAAGAATATGAAACATTGTTAAGAGAAAATGTTCACCTAGCAGGTTCAAAACTATTTGGTGACTTTATCTTTAAAGCATATGTTGGTTCAAATATGAAACCAAGATTCTTGAGATTATTTAATGACCAAGGTAGTGGATCACCATTTGATTTAGCTGACATTGAATCTTTAAGAGCTTCAGTAACAAACTATACTTCTGATAGTACTTATGTATCGGCTGACCATATACCAGGTGGAAGTGGAGGTTTAACATTAAGTACAAGTTCAGCGGAAGATTTAACAATTACAAAGAATTGGAGTCAAGGCTTCCACGATTATGACGTGACAGTTGAAATGCCTACATCAGGTTCTGCTCCTTACCCAGTTGCGATATTATTACACGGCAATGGTGGAAATGGTGCAGGTACAGTCAATCAGTTCTCTACTAACCTTCCAGGACATATATTAATTGGAGTTGATGGATTTGCGAATTCATGGAACATTGCGAATGAAACTTCAAAAGGTCCTGATATTGAAATGTTAGAAGAACTTATTGAAATGTTAAAAATATATAACAACGTTGATGAAGATAAGATTCGTATTGTAGGTACAAGTAATGGTGGTGCTCTTGCATTGAGGGCAGCGGTTGAAATTGGTGATACTGCAGTTGATACTATTGTCTGTATGATATCACAAGCACACAACGAACAATATAGAAACGGTTATTTTTATTACCCATCTAATGAAGAAATAACTGGAGGGTCAACTCCAAATCTTGGTTATGATTATATCAAGAACCCAATACCTCAAAGAAGAATTGTTTTAATGAATGGTATTAATGATAATGTAGTTCCATATAATGGCGGAGTTGCATTAGGAGTAGAATTCATAAAAGCTCAAGATGCTGCGTATAGGTTTGCACAAGCACAAGGATATACAGGAAATCAAATTCTTGGTGGAGCTTCTTATGGAGCAAACAGTTTAATTGTTGATTATGATAATGTCATCTTTATGAAGGACGATGTAGGACATACCGTTTCTGACGATATGAAGAACTTATTGAATAAGTACCTCGAAGATGATTACAATATAACATATTAAGAATAAATAATAAATTAAATAAAATTAATTTTAGGAAAGAACAGCTATGGCCAAGCAAATAATTAATATCGGTGTATCGGCGAATGACGGGACAGGTGATCCGCTTCGTAATGCATTCGATAAAACAAACGATAACTTTAATGAGTTATATCTTGCACTAGGAGGTTCGCAAAATGCAACCGACTTATTTGATACAGAAGGTAATTTAGATTTATTAGGTAAACCTCATAAAGTATCATTCTTATACGATACGGAAGCAGAACTGCTTGCCGTTGACCCAAGTACTTATCACGGTGCAATCGGACACGCTCATGATACAGGATCTTTATATTACGCTCATGGATCTTGGAGAAAATTATTATCTGATACTTCAGCAGGAACAATCACCAACCACACAGACCCACTCAACTCATTTGTATATTCGGCCAATATATTAAATAGCGAAGTTGATGGTTATGTTCTTGGAACAAGTGCAAATGGTTCTTATAGTTGGGTTGAAGGTGGTTCAGGCGGAAGTAGTTTTGGAACCACAGATGTTGATACTCATTTAAATACATCAGGTGCAAGTAGTAATGATATCTTATCTTGGGATGGTTCTGACTATGCTTGGATATCTCAAGCAGGTGGTGGAAGTTATTCTGATAACGATGTAAGTTCTCATTTGAATATATCAGGTGCAAGTGCTAACGAAGTATTACAATGGAGTGGAACAGATTATCAATGGGCAGCATTACCATCATCTTTTGCTACAAGTGATGTTGATACTCATTTAAATACATCAGGTGCGGGAACTGGAGAAATATTAAGTTGGAATGGTTCAGACTATGCTTGGATTTCAGCAGGCGGTGGTAGCGGATATACAGATGCTGATGTTAATAGTCATTTAAATCAATCAAGCGCGGGAACTAACGAAGTATTAAGTTGGGATGGTTCTGATTATGCTTGGGTTGCTCAAAGCGGTGGCGGTTCTTCAACACTAGCCGCTTTAACTGAAGTCAATACAGCAGATCTTGATGTCCATGATATGGCATACCCTGCTACAACAGTTCACGTAATGACACCTAATGGTTCATCTGCATATCGTTCAGACCATTATGGTACATCAGATAATCCAACACTATATGTTAATGCAGGAGAAACAATTGCTTTTGATTTAACAGGTGTTACTAGTTCTCATCCATTTGAAATTCGTTCAGATGCAAGTACCGCATATAATACAGGACTTGTTCATATTGCTCCTGACGGAACTAAGTCAACAGGTTCAAATGCTCAAGGTAAAACAAGCGGTGTATTATATTGGAAAGTACCTGGTGATATAAGTGGTACATATAAGTATATTTGTACTGTTCACTCAGGAATGATTGGTGATATTGAAATCGCTGACCCATCAGCAAGTGGTGGCGGTAGTTTACCAACAAGAACAACAAAGACCACAGTAAC